ACTCCATTGTCATCCTGTTGAGCAGCCGTAGCAATTCCACTTGAACGGGCTCTAACAATCACATCCAATCCAGAAGGATCAAAGGCTCCTTCATAGTTTTGAGAATAGGAAGCCTCTCCATTATTATCGGCAAACCCTTCAAATAAGACATCACCGATGGTTACGGTTCCTACAGTCTCATTAGCAATTATCTTAACTGATGTTCCCTCAGTGATTCCTTGAACTAACACTGTGACTGCATTGTTGACAGTCGTAGTAGCTGAAGCTCCATTTCTGATACTAGGGGTACTTCCACCATTAATTATATTTAAGGTAATGGCTCCACCTGAGTTGTTGTAGATAGCTGCATCATTCCCTGTTCCATAGTTGAGAAATTGATTGTTACTAAGAGAATACGTTCCAGGGGTTGTTAGTTCAATCGCATGACCATCTGAAAATGTAAATTCACAATCACTAATGAGACTTGGATCATCTACTTTAAGATAGGCTACTCCATCACCAGAGGTAGAACCTGCAAAACGACAACCAACAAATGATCCAGCCGTTGTTTGAGTGATTAATCTCCCATTTAAAAAGTTACAATTCGTCGCTACTACCGCAGCATTAATATCAATTTCATTGAAAACGTCAAAGGTGGAGCCTGTATAGAGTAAGGTTCCTGTGGCATCGAGCAGACTATAACTCGGTCTGGTATCATCACTGGATTGAAGTGAACCTAAGCCCAGAAAAACATAAGATATAAACTCAATATGATTTCTTTCAGTATCTAAGACCATTCCACAAAAATCTGTAGTGACTCGATGATCAAGAAAGACCACGACTTTATTATTGTCTTGAAAATAAGTAAATGTGGTGACATCTGTTCCACCTATCCCTGCTGAACGTTCTAGGCCAATCCGCAAGGTTCCAGTGACAAATAACACTCCTCCTTGTGTTGAAACCACACCCCACCTGTTAGTAGAGACTCCTTCATCACAGTCAATCGCTTCCTGTATTGTTAATGGATTAAGACTATCTCCTCCAAACAAACATAACCCTGTAGCCACATCTAAAATATCAATAGCATCCATAGCCACATTTTCCGCTTTTGACGTTGCAGCAAAATCACAAGCCCAGTTATAATTATCAACTACTGCAAGATTTGGACTGAGGACAGTAGCATCTCTGAATTGTGCAATATTTGGATTGATCGCCGTAATGAGCCATCCACCTTTTAAGGGATAGGTGTCACCACCTACCACATAATATCTATAATAATTCACTCTGTCTCCAGAGCCAATTTCTAAGATCCCACCCGTTGCTCCTTGATTATTTAATGAGTTTGAGTTAGTGGCAATATGTTTGAAAAGAACAGATCGACTTAAGGTACTGAGAGCATGGCTCGTTCCACTGTCATAATATTTCACTCCTCCTTCAGACGTACCAACTTTTTCTGAAACGGAGGCAGTTCCTTGATAAATAAAATCAGGCTCCGAGTTGGTTTTCCCTCCACCTAAATCATCCCACACTGTCCCTAACGCATCTGCATCATTGACTCTGGTTCCATCAAACCGACAACCAACTATAGCCCCTATTGCAACATCATCATCTCTTCCAATAAATTCATCCAGAAAAAACGTTCCTGAAGGCGTAGCTCCTTGAAAGGCATTCAAAGGTCCAACGGTCATATGATCAACACCAGCTACGATATTGAAAATATCTTGGCCTGTGACTATATCCGCTAATACTTCATTAACAAAAATCTCTACTGTACCGTCATTTGCTGACACACCTGAAGCTTTATGTATGGCTATCTCAATGAGATAGACCCCATCTAAACCTAATGAAATATCCGCAGAATTTGTTGGACTAGCTGCATCATCTAACACTTTGGCCCCAATAGAATATTCTCCTGTAGTTGGTTCAAATAAAAAAACTTCTATTAGCGCAGACACCGATTGATCCCATAAAGCTATTATTATACTCCCATTCGCCATAGTGGTGTCTAAATTTACACCATTCGTAGCAAGGTAGATTCGTACTCTATATGTTGTCACCGACCCAGAAGCCGTGATGTTCATTGTGGCGCTCATAGCATTAGTATCATCCAACACAAAGGACAGCTTATTCCCCGTTCCGATCAATCCAGGTGTAACAATAGATAAGTCTCCTCCATCAACTATAGATGAAGAGTATTCAGACAAATTACCTGTTTCATTGTTCCTATTAAATAGTTCAGCCATGCTTACCTATCTTCAGGCCATACAGTAGGTTCTTCGCTCAAGGCTACTGCTATGGATTCATCCCGATTGATGTGAATGAATACACTATCACCTAAAAGTCTCCCTAATGCAGCTTCTACGGCTGCTTGAAGATCAGCATTGTCAACAATCGTTCCAGAGGGGTTTCCAGGTGTTTTAATGTCGCTATAGTTCAACTCAAACTCAAACCCATCCACGACTATTTGAAAGGCAAACGTACCAGCACTTTGTTTGCGTGTACTGATTCTTGTGATCATATTGGAGCCACAACCTTTTTAAGTTTTCGTTCATAGAAATTTGGCACTAGACCAACTTTTCGTGTTTGATCTACTAGACGTTGTATCGTCATTTTACCTCTTAAGGTATTGGAGGCACCATCCCAAAGAGACTTACACTCAATGGCTCCTTCTATGTTGTGAATGGTGTCACAAAGAATCCCAGATCTATCTGGTCTATCTTTCTCTTCTCCATACCCCATCAACCACAGACATTTATAACTTTGACACACATCAGGTCTATCTTTGTAGATTAAACAATTTCCATTGTCATGTTTCCCCACATAATAAGCAATATTTTCTTGAACTGGACGGATTGTAATTAAGTGTTGACAATGCTCCATAGCCTTTTTCTGTAGGTCTTGATGATCTATTTTTAAATAGACACAACATGCTACACAGTCACCACAAACCCTCATACATATCCCCCTGCTCGTATTTGACTAGGCAAAAATAAAGCCCACAGTTCAGCCTTTTGAAAAGTTTGACTTGAGCTAAGTACCTGCATAAATTCTATTGGATAAATAATTCCTTTCGTCAATGTTAGACCAGTGACCATACTACCATCCAGCATCAATAAATCAACTATCGTTTCTCGTTTTGCAGCTAGGATTCCACTGACAGACTTTGTAAAGGAGGTAGGGGTTGACATCACTGGAACAGTTTCAGAATAGGACGTTTCTTTCCTGGTTGCAGGTATGAAGTTCACACTGAATGTCCATTATAGGTTTATAAGGGAACACCCAGAGGAGGATGATCCCCCTCTGAGCATTAGAAGCTAGGGAACCCCAACTTCCGTAACACCACTGTCTTGAATGACAATCAAATCTCCATCTTCGGCCATGTCATTACCAACTGAGACACCAAGGGTACGCTCAGTCGTAAAGTAGTCTGCTGGATAGTTCCCACCAAGGGCAGCTTGCACAGCAGCAGTAGCCAAAGCAATTCGCTCTGGTATGCTATCACTCGGAGACAGAGAAGGATCAGTCGTGTACAGGCAAGCCTGAACACCATTGATATGCTTGTCTCCAGAGAGAGCATCTTTCGGTTTGAGATAACAAAATACTGTTAAGGCCATTTCACTTTCCTCCTAATTGAATTGAACGGTTTGCAAACTCGTTATCTGATTAGACTGTTGCCATCTTTCTATTGAACTCAGGCCAAACAGAGTCTATATCTTTTCGTGTGACTCCTTCATTCCCATACAATTCACCAACAACATTGAGCTTGGGGAGTCCTACAGCATTCCACTGTCCATCATTACCAGGATCGAGTTTTTTCAACACCTCCATCAATTTCTCAGGATTTATCTGATTACTTGAACTCTGGTTGAACCGATCCTGCGTGGAAAGCCTGGAGTCTTCGTGTCCGTCCCGATCGGCACCAGACCTGGGACTCCCTGACCTGGCTCCATCATCTGCTCCGAGGTGAACTGCTGTCTCCTCTTCAGATCCGGTCCCATCCGGTCGAACTCCGCTAGGAACACTTTCTGCCTCCCCCTGTTCGGTTGAGGGATGAACTTCACTTGTGCCATGTGGTATTACCTCCGCTTGATAGCTTCGTGTGAAATACCTGACTACTCCAGCTATCTCCTTTGCATCTCCTCGCACAGTTGCTTCTCTTTGTTTGAAGGTCAGTCCATTCAGAACAACAACTTTTCCTTTGTACTTTCCTTCCTCAAAAACTTTCGGCAACTTCAATGTAAATTGAACGATATTAGCCATACAATATCCTTTATAGTTTTGCGATTGTTGCTCCAGCTACAGGACTTGCCACAGTAGCCACTTTCAGCACATCTCCCGCAGCACCTAAACTTGTTAAAGTTCCAAACAAACCAGGGACAGCCGTTTTCGACAAATCACCTGCCTGATAGAATTTTGCGGTAACGAATAGATCACCTAAGTCATCACCTCCACCTCCAGACGCTATGTTCAGTTCTCCATTGGCTCCTGCTCCAAAGTCCATAGCAGCACCAACTATTTGTGCATCAGCATTCAAAGCTGTGACTATGGCTCCGATGAGATTTTTATAGTCATCAGCTACCAGAGTCAGATCCATTGTCGCTACCGTTCCACTCCCACCAACTACAGCATTTGCTGTCAAAGAAGGATCACCCGAGTAGTTGTCACCAGGATCGACCAGTTCAATACCATCTATCACCCCTGCATTAACAGAAGTGATTCTCATCGAGCAAACTCTAACAGCCGTTCCACCTAACACCGTGAGAATTTCTCCCACAATATAGGTAGCACTTCCACCATCATTGATAACCACTGTGTCAATCACATTTCCAGTGGGCATGGGAATGTCTGCATCTATATCGGGAAGCAAAGCCAGATCTGCACTATGGATCTTGATTTGCAAACGCATAGCAGCAAACGACTGAATCGTTGAAAGATCCGTAATGGTTGCGTTGTCCCATGCTACGGAACTATCGCCCTTAGCTGCTCCCTTTGCCACTTCTCGGGCATTAGCAGCATCAGCAGCCCATACAATCAACTTCCCTAATTTCATGTCATCAGGGAGTGTTTGTTTTTCATTTTCTAATCGTTCAAGTAAAAATGCTGGCATGTTCTGTTCTCCTTGGTAAGTAGTAGAGGGAGCCCGAAGACTCCCCCCACAATCTAACCTTTGTTAAAAGATTAGTTAAGAACTCCGTCCATGCAAGCCAATCCAAGCTCAGAGTACAGAGCAAGACCAGCATACCATTTCACTCTCCAGATCCGTTCATCTTTGGTTTCGGATTCACCAACATCTACCACGTTGACTCCAGCAGCATTCGCAGCCGTGAGTCCCGAAATACCATGCTGTCGAGAACCGTCATCCAATGTACCAGCAAAGATAGTCGTTGCAACTGCACCGGAACCACCTTTAACCTGATTCACAGGAATCCAATCATTTCGGAAGATCGGCACTCCACTATAGGAGTGAACTGTTGCTCCAGAAGGAAGAACAACTACCTCATTGATATTCGCTCCACCTAATGCTCGTAAGAGAGCCTTGTAGGAACGAATCGTTCTAGCTGGCATAGTCCAGTAGTCGACCTGACCATCCTTGTCGGTCACAAGATCACTGACAGCATCCATATCCAAGAATGCCAAGACAGCACCACTAGCACCATTATCAAACGTTTGACCAGAAACACACAGATTGATCAGTCCATCAAACTCGTTTCCAGCACCAGTACCATTGATAAGATGGTCTTGATACTGTCTACCAGCATTTTTGGATTTCGATGCAATCTGAACAGCCGTTTGGTTGTTCCCATCACCAGAACGAGTTGCCTGAATCAATCCATTGACTTCGGCATCACCGATGATGGTTGTCAGAGTCGACGTTACTTGGGTGAATGTTGCAGGATTCTTAGCTGTGATGGTTCCACCAACATTAAGATTCTGAATATCCCCAAGTGTATTTTCACGATTGTAGGCAAGAGCGTTTCCGTCAATGCCATCGAAAGGCAGAATCTCAAACATCCGGTTTACAGTGATGATATTTTCAATCACCCCTGCAACCAACATATTTTGAGCAAGTTTCGCAGATTCAGCAAGAGTAACACTAGCCATGATTAAAACCTCCAGTGGTTTAAAGTTTGAAACTAAAAAGGTTATAGAGCCTCTTCAGGATCACCCATCTAGAAGGCTAAAAACTGGTAAGGAATCACTCCCTACTGATACGTTTCAGCAATTACATCTAGTAATATCACAAAACTAGAAATAACTGCAAGTGGTTAAGCTCCAGGCTTGGTATACAATCCCTTCTTTAACCCTTCAGCAATCTTGTCAACAGGGGATAGATCCCCTTGATTTGGTTTCTGTGTTCCCAATGATTTGTTAGAAGACCCTGGAGGCATCCCACCTCCAGACTTCTGTTCACTGGTAAAGAGCTTTGCATATTTATCAGAACCCTTCATCTCAGAAACCAGTTCTACAATACTCATTGGTTCACCTGTCACACCAGAATACCTTTTATCACCTTGAGGATCAACAACAAAAACTTTGAACTCCCCATTCTCTTCCACGTTCCGTACCTGTGTAGTGACAAAAGGCATGAGTAGATCCACATCACCCTTTGCTTCATTTACCGCAGACTTCGCTACACTCTCCACCATCACTTTGTTGAGTTGAGTACCCAAGGCAGTATTCTTAAACTTCATTCCTTCCATGTCCTTTGCATGACCCTTGGCTAAGTCTTCTCGGACTTTATCCAAGTTCAATTTGGCTTCATCATTACCAGCCAGTTTCCCTTCCAACTCCTCAGTCTTCGTTTTGAAACTTGCCAGAATTTCTTCAGGTGAAGTTCCAAAATCACTTAAAGAACTCAGGTCAACCTTCTGTCCTTTAAAGGATTTCGATTCAGCCCGAGAAGCCTTGAGAGCTTCGCCCAATCTGGTGATCGCAGAGACAGCCGACTTCGTAGCTGTGTTCTCTGTATCGAGAACGTACTTGTCTCCATCCTGCTTGTACAACCCTTGGAAGTCTGTTGGAACTTTATCCAATGATTGCACTTCCTTGTTCTCCGAAAATAAAAAATCCATAATCCTTTCTCCTTGTGCTGAATGGATCACCCATTCCCCTAGGATCACCCAAGGGACACATGAAATATGCTAGGACAGCAGCACTACTGCCCTAGGGTGTTTTATACGCTAAGACCAATAAACTGATCTTATACGTTAAAGCGAATATTATAACCCACAGTCAATACAATACAGTATGTCTTCCTCTTTATATGATTCACATTTTGAAATGAAATGTAATTTCCCTCCTACCATGTGAGGTAAAGGTGTTTCTTTAAATAACGCATCCTGACCCTTCTTGGTGGAGAATCGTAACTTAGCCGTTTCCAAAGCTCCTCTGCATTGAGCGAGTAGGTGGAACTCCAATGGAGGAACAGCCATCACGCATTGTTCCGAATTTGGAGTGTGATTCAACGGCGTGAAGACACACACCGCAAAGTACACGACATATAGTGGAGTCATGAATCATATTCCCTTCGCAGATAATTGTTTTATGGTGAGTGTGTTGCCCTGTCTATCTACAAATCTATCCACACTAGCTCCTGCTCTGAATTTTGCTCCTTTCGCTTTTCCTAATACGTCATCTTGAAACTCACTTGGTTGTCTTCGTAACCATTGATCATACGTGATCGTTGTAGGGATCGTTCCAATGTTTTCTTTTGCCCATAGCTCTTTTGTTGTGCGAATTCTAGCATTTCTCTCTTGGGCTGTAAAACTTGACCATTCATCTGTTGAGAATTTTGCACGAGTCTCGGATCTAAAATCGAGTTGTCGTTTTCTTCCGGTTCTCATATCTCTAACAAAAGGCCGATTCCCCATAACATCGACTATTCCATTCTGATCGAAGGCTCCCATCATGACCGATCGACATAAGGGATGTGCTGGTGGTCTTGCGCCTGGTGGCTCTAGTTTTGGGACACCAGGAGGTAGAGTGTTTCCGTCTGTGGCAGTAAATCTTCCATCCCTGCTTTGACAAATGGGAGTGGTCCTGCCATCTAAGGTAGCTGTCCATCTTAGAATCCGAATGATGTTTGCATTAGCATTCCAAAAAAGATTTCGTGCTGAATTCGATACGTGATTAATAGCGGTTCTAACGAGAACTTCTGCATTTCTCCGAGTGATACTAAGGATTCCATCACCGAAAGCTGCTGAACTGGTTCCGGCAACTCTAGCGACAATGGTATTGATCCCATCTCCCTGTAGAAGTCCAAGCTGAATAGCTTCTCGGAGTTGTCTTTTATCGGTCCTAGATAGTCCGACAAGCCACTGGTCCAAGAGTCGTGTTGTGTCTGTCCCACTAGAAAATGGTGTCTCCCTAATGACTGCTGTGAGTAATGCTGGTGCTACCTGATTCAACTGAGGAGTAAACGGTAATGCTGAATTGATCAGCCGTTCTTCAAAATCAATTTCAACCTGTGCTAAATTTGTCAGACTTTTTCGGAACTCTGTCCGAAAGCCTCTCATCAATTCATCTCGGCTTTCCGAAATAGCTGCTAAGACAAAAGCCAACTTCTCATCAACATCCCGAATGGCCGTATTGTTTAATCCTCGGAGTTGTGTTCTGAGGTTTCTCGTGAACGTCTGATCCGCTTGTTCAAATTTTTGCAGCAGTCTACTAACTTCAGCACTTGTAAAATTTCTAACACCCACTTGATGACGTAAACCAGCGTCGAAATATAACGTATTAGCATCTGATCCTCCTTCTGGTGTTCGGTCTATTGCTACTGCCATAGCAGACTATCCTGCTGCTCCTGACGCTCCACTTCCAGCATCACCTGTTTCAGTTTTCCCTATGTCGGACTCCACGTTCTCATCATCTTCTTCATCTACCATCAACTTAGAAAGTCCCAACTTCACTTCCTCTTCTATCTGTAAGAAATCGGCTTCTTCATCGTAATCATCCTGCAAGGTTCCTCTTCGTTGCAATTCACTGAGGTATGCCTTACGGGAAATATCACCCAATCGTCGGGTAAATTTCAACACATTGAAGTCAGACTGATTAGAGACTTCAGGCCCGAAGTCTGTGGATATGGTAACGGTTCCACCTACCTCTTGACCCTTCCATGCAGCATGAAACGAGAGACACTGATTAATCGCATCCATAAACCTCACGGTAATGTCTTGGAGAGGAGAAATCCCTTCAGCACTATCCAGAGCCCGAGCCGTAGCTGTCTCTCTACCAGGACGTTTCTTGAGGAAGGCTGCTCCATAGTTGCCCATCATCTCCACCAAGGCTTCTAGATCCTTCTCTCCGGCTGCAATCGCTTTGCCCTCGTGTTCGACATAGTAGAACTTCCCTTGGGCATCAGGAGTAAACAACCATTTCTTCGGACCAATGGTGAGCTTGGTTTCATCTTCATTCCCACCAGAGAGAGCCAGAATTGGGAATCGAGCTACAGTCAGCGTAGTCCGTTGATCACTTGAGCTTTGCCAGTGAGTCACGTTCAGTTCAGCTAGATCCTGTAGTGGAGGTTTCCCGAGCGCAACAGCTTGACGGTTGGTATAGAATGTCACAAAAGGAATTTCATCGAGCCCACTGAAGAACGAATCTATCTCTACCCACACTTCTTTTCCTTTCACCTTTCGGAGTTGCCATAGACTGACAGTACCAGGTTCCAGTATCCGAATCTGAGAGACAATGGTTTCAGCAAATCCATCCATCACCACAATCTCTTCTAAGATTCGTACATGGATAATCTTTTCGATACCATCCTTAATGGAGGTTTGCATACTCAACACATTTTCCGGTTTGATATGAATCCAATACGGACGATTATGTTCAGAATTGTCATCGAACAGTGTTCGTTCAACTTCCTCACCCCTCTCATTCAGGCGTGTTTGGAGTTGGGGAAAATCTATGAGGACATGAGAAAAGGCTTTGGCAATCCCATCTCGAAACCATTCTCGGGCAAACACATCTAGGTTGTTGCCCTGCAAGTCAACATTTTCCAGATCATCTTTAATGTCGGCTGGAACATCATCGTTCAGTTTGACCGGATCACCAAATGGTCGACCAACCCATGCGTCAAGAATCAGTTCCGTCAAATTAAACAGAACATTGACTTCCAGCCGTTCATTGTAGGCTGTTTGGGATTCCGACTCATGCATGGGCATATAGTCTTCCCCTGCTGCTCTCATGGTTTCAGTTCCACCAAGCACAGCATTGGTCAGAGCCCATCTCGGATGCATAATGTCGTAAGCGATAGAAGTCGTTGAAGGATCTAATGGATTTTTCTTTTTTTGTGGCATGGTTAAACCTTACACTTCATTTAAAAGTTGTATGAGTTCTGGGTTTCTTTTAAATGTATCAGTCAACATATTCGCCACGCACTCAACAACACTTTCCTCAAGATTCTTTTTCACTAGGATTTGATGCAATCCACTGAGGGAAAACATAATGTGAACGAGTTCATGAAGCAAGGTGTTTATTTTCTCTGGCTCTTTCATCGTTTTTTCTATATAGATCAGAGCCTCTGCGTGACAGGCTTCGCCTAAGAATTTCTGATCGAGTGAGTGAGCTTTGACAACCTTATACGTTTTATAACCTACTGTGACATTCATCCAATCTTCGCATTCCGTCCAATATGCTTCACTCATTGGAAACTCCTTACAGGTTGCCCTGTTTTGCTTCTTTCTTTTTTCGTCTAATTCTATAACGTGTCTCATCACCGACATGATCTTCTACATCCGTATCGACATCATCCAAATCATCTTCATCTCTCGGCAACACAGGCACAGTCCGAATAAAGTGTGTGCAGTTATCCATGATAAACAAACCAGGACGTTCTCGTGGTCCATCCACATTGGGTAAGGCATGACGGAAGAACTGTCTGATTTGTTCCCAACCCTGTTTTCGACTTCCTGGTCCTTTATCAGATTCCTCCCATCGAACATTCTTTCGTGCAAAATCCTTGGCTATAGAGTGTTCCTGCACATACTCATCGAAAATCGAACGGTCTGCTGGTCCAGGTCGAACTCGGGTTAAGGGAATCCCCTCATCCACAATCCGATCCTTAATACCCTCTGCGATAGTTTCTGGAGCCATTTTGACTCCTTCATTCGCATGACCATTCCAACCATACCACTCTCCGATCCGGTACAAGTCTCCTTTGACCTTGCCGTAAACATGTTCTTTAAAAGAAAAGGGTTCACCGTTAGACTCTGCCCAGAATCCTACAGAAAAAGGTTTCGATGATCCATGATCGTATGCTCGATCTAGTCTCCATCGTTGCGGAATGATTTTCCAAGGAACTGAAGGTACAATATGAATTTTTTCTTGCCATACGTCATCAAACATTCCACCAGCGACAATATTCCAGTCTCCATGTACCCATGCCTTTAACTGCTCAGGAGACTTTGCTGCTGCTTTTAATTTTTGGATATAGTCTGGTTGCGCTGCGAGAAGAACCTTATTCTCACCTAAATACGAGTGAATAGCAACCCTTTCTGGTTCCAGATCCCCTTCTCGATTTCTTGCATCATCAATGATCGGACCAATCATCATGGTTGAAGCCATAGGCAGACGAAATCGCATCTTCACCCAATTATGACCAGGCCCATAGGGATTGGTTGTCGAACGGACTTTTATCGGTATGCCTTTCAGTGTCGAACGATTGCAGGACATCATCGACAAGTAGCCTTCATCAGTCGGCCATGTCGTAAGTTCTTCCCAAGCAATCCACGGGTAGGCATGACCATGATAGCTCCAGTAATCGGAGGGTTTCAGGAAGTGTCTGAAGAGGAGTCGTTCTCCAGTCGGCCATTCCCATGAGTGATCGGCTTTATTATATTCAGCATCCGGCCAAATCGTCTTATACCACTTCAAACTTTTTGAAATCACATCGGACAGTTCAGGAAAGGTTCTCCGAAACAGAATCCCTTGCCATTCTGCTCCATACCCCTTCCCAACATCCTGTGCAAAGTCCATCAGCAGGCCATCCGTCTTTCCACCTCCACGAGTCCCTTCAATACAGGCTTCACCGATCGGACAGTTGACAAAAGCCTCTTGGGAGCCTGGTTGAGCAACCCAATCCAGCTTATGTTCCATTCCAAAAGCATCTACACCAAAGGCAAAGTAGCCTAGTTCTGTGTCTCTCCAAACAACATCTTGATAGGCTATAGGCATTATGAAGTCTTGGTAATCGGTAAGGTTTCGTTACAGATTAAGCATATTGAAGGTTCAATATTTCGCTCATAGTGTGAAAATCCGCAGTTCAAGCATACTACGGAGTACGAGACATCAATACTATGTGGTTTGTCTTCCTCTGGAGCCAGTGAAGCAAGCATTAGTCTGGGTCAGTGGGATAGAGGTGTTCGTAAATTTTATCCGTCAGATTGAAGATCATAGGGTCGGGTAATTGAAAGGTTCGCTCTTTTAAAATCTCCAAGGCTTCTTTCAATGTGACCACCATTGTAATATTCGGAGCTTTTTTATCCATATTCTTTCTCCTGCTTCTCTTGATGTTTCAACAGAGCTTCGATCACCACATCCTTAGCAGCTTTGGCACACTCAGCCGGATCGAGTCGATCTCCATACTGTTCAGCCAGATATTCAGCACAGGCAGCAGCCGTAACTTCAATCTGGAAATACAGATCAGCCGTATTCTTACAGGTTCCAGGTCGAATCTCTCCTCTGGCTTTCAACTCGGGCTTATGAGTCGAAGATACATACAGCACAATCATCGTTTCTCCAAAACCATTATTCCCTACAACACAAGTCACTTCATTAGTCTGGATGTTTGGGTCTTGGATAATGTGAGAAGGACGTTTGGCTTGGTAGCCAGTGTTCTTATCAATCAGTCCAGGTTTCCCATTGTGACCAGCTTTAATCAACATTCAACTCTCCTTTGTGCAAAGTTTGCACGTTACTCTACGCTTATATCCTAGGAAGATGACTCCGCACGTATGACATTTATTCTGGTAGGTTTCAGAATCAAACTGGAAGTCGTGATCAGTGAATTCTCGGGAATCAAAGTGGAATGAAGGGGATTTTGTCATGTACGTAGTTTCCATTAAGGGTTCTTAATCGCGCATAGTGCATATTTTTTCAGAGGGATAGGCAGGTTACTGCATTTTATGGGGGGTTAGGGTCCGTTACCATCACTGTTGGACATAGCGACACGTTGCTGTCAGTCACTACTCGTTAGTGAGGCCAAATCCAAGGTGGCATGATCCTTGCTAATGCATACCCCATACCATGTCGCTCTGGCACAGACCTTGCTAATGCAACCCTTATGCCAAGTCGAATCGGCCCTCGGCCCTGGTACAGCCCTTGCTAATGCAACTTCCTTGCCAGCAAAAAAAAGTTTCAATTTCCTTCCTCCCCTTCCCCCTCTGGCACCGGACTTGCTAATGCAATAACTGTGCCAACCTTCGCTTGATTATACTTCTCTCTCCAGGGCTCCTTTTCACTTGGGCTCGACTGGATGACTATCACACCTCCGGCTTGTCCAATGTTGAGAGCTTGCTTCTCTCTATAGCCACTGTCTACCCTCTTGGCTTCCAGTTCTAGCAACCGATCACTATACCTTCTC